CATCGGGTCTGAACTGCTGATACAGCGTCGCGTCGTGATGTGTCCCAACCACCACCATCACCGACCCGTCTTGCATCTCATGCTCGACTGCAACTATCGCTGGCATCTCAGACACCCCATGCTCAACCGCCCAAGTCTCCAACGCTGCATAAGCCTTGACCATGCCATTGACCGCACGATCCAACTTCATCTCGTCCCTTGACTTCGACGCATCGAACACTCTCTCTGCTTGTGTCCAGAACTTGATCCGAAACTCTGAGTCCACCAACTCGATCAACCTGTTGATGCCCCAACGCTTTTCATGGTCTCTCTTCACCACAGACAGCTCAACCAACCTCGAATTCATAAATACATCAAAAGCATTCATCGGGAAATCTGGCTGCTTTATCCCTTTACCCAACTTACCAATCGATTTCTTAACCATCTTTTTCTCCAATTCTAAAAATCTAAAAACTGCGACATATCCAAAGGGGGACAGATGGGGTGTATACATACACACCCCATCCATCTGTCCACCTTTTTGGAGTAGACAAATGCATTTTTTGTTGTCCCCTGTTTGTCCCCCATTTGTCCCTGTCCCCCCTCATTATTTCTTCACCAAAGCAACGAAAGATTTAGGTTGTTTTGAGTCCTCATGCTCATCAAACACAGCCCAGCACATATCACCATAAATAGTTACTTTTTGCATTTCCACCAAGTCCAACTTGATGCGTTGCCAAGCCTTCTTTAGCGTCTCTGGACTGACATCGCTACCAATTCGAGCCTTAAATTCGTTGCGCCAATGGTCAAGTTTTATGCACTTATTGCGCATCCCGTTGATGGTTTGCATCTCCCCAAACTTGGCTATTGCTTCATGCAAAGAGTTCAAAGCGAGCTTTTGGTTAGTGCCTTTACCCTTCTTATCTGGCGGTTTGTTGGCTTCTCTTCTGTCGTTTTCTGCCTCGTCGTCGGGTTCAACTGCAAGGCTTGACGCACCTTCAAAGTCGATAACTCCAGATGATCCAGTCGTGACCTCGACCATCCTGAACCCTATGCGCTGACCGTCTTCACCGTCCTTTTGCTTGCTGATGTGCAAGATTCCTTTAGGCGGTTGAGCGCCTTCGATCCTGATAATCTCCAGCTCTGTGTCTACTGCTCCGAGTAGTGAGCTGTGACCTCTGAGTCCCTTAGTTGCGTCCTTACCTGCATGGTGTACGACTAACAGCGAGCACTCGTACTTGCCTTGTATAGCGCCAGCAGCAGTAATGAATGCACCCATGTCTTCACTTGCGTTCTCGTTGCCACCGCCAAACGCTCTAGCCAAGGTGTCGATGATGATTAGCTCGAAGTTGATCTCATTGATTGCTTTGAGGTCGTCAATGGCTGCCACCAAGTCCTTCAAGTCGGTCTGACTGCTTCTCAAGTTGACCTGCCGTCTCAGAAAATAGACTGGAGTTCCTGCTGGCGTGCTGTGGTGAATCTTTAAGGCTTTGATCCTTGTGCCGATACCGCCATGCCCTTCACCTGCGATGTATAGCACTGCACCTTGTTTAGTGATCTCGTTGCCTAAAAACCGTCTACCCGTTGCAATGCACTCCGCAATGTCCAGCGCCAAGAATGACTTGAAACTCGCTGGCGGTGCGTATAAAGCCACAAATGCTCTTTGCGGGATAACTCCCTTGACCAACCACTCGACTGGTTCGTCCTCGATGCTGTCCCACGCTTCGAGCTTGAATCCTTCGCGTTGAAGTGGTGTTGCTGGGAGTTCCAACTCTTGCGATACAGGTGTCTCAGCAACACCAATCAACCTTGCAGGAGTCGTTACATCATCTTCAGACTGCACAGGCTTGACTTGCTTGGTGATCTCTACCAAGTCCTCTTTGCCCTTGCCGTACTTGTTGACAAACTCGTATGCGTCTTCTTTTATGTCGTCGAGTCCAAGGTCCACCACTCGGATACTTTTTGTAACCGTCTTGAGAGCCTTGACTGCTTTCCTTGCGTACTCCCAGCCGACTACATCGTTATCAGGTATGACCGCCACTGTCAGACCTACAAAATATTTGACGACATCTTCTGGGAAGCTGCCAGCACCTGCGTGTGTACAGGTTGCGTATGCACCGATTGATCTGATCGAGTCGGCTGCCTTCTCGCCTTCGCAAAGAAAGACAGTTCTGCCTGTCTTTCTTGCAAACTCAATCTCTGGTAGTTGATACGGGACTATGTTTGCGCCCGTCATTGATGCGTGCTTGATACCGTTCTCGTCCACCTTAAATTGTTTGTATGTCTTGCCCTTATCGTCGAATGTTTTGTATCTTTGCTTGATGTGCTGAGTCACACCGTCTTCGTCGGTGTAGTGCCACTCTTGCTCCAAGACTGGGTTTTGTTTCGGTAACGGTTTGATCTGTGTCAAGAAATCTGTCGGGTTTGGCAGGTCTGGCAGCAGACCGTAGTCCTTGACTGCACCGAAGACTTGATCTTGCTCACAGCCCCCGTGACATTTAAATAAGACCTTGCCGTCCTCTGCATCTGTAACCGAGAGACTTGGATTCCTGTCACCGTTGCCTTGACCGTGTGAGCTGACAGGGCAACTCGCCAGCCACCCTCCGCCTACCTTCTTTGCGTTGCCAAGCGCTTGCGCTATTTGTTCGGCTTGCATTCTTGTCCTTCTTAAAATAATAAATTTTGTATTGAGACATTCGCACTTGCGTCATATCTTTTTGTATTGCCTTTGGGATAAGGCATGATTTCATAGCGCAACTGATTTTGAAACATTGATTTTTGCTTTTTATCTCCAACAAAATAAACATATCTATGCTTGGAACTTCTATCAACCCTATCCATACTGTCGCCATTAGAGTGTCTAGAGTGTTTTCCTTCGCCAGCACTCATATCAGTTCTAAATTTTGTAGTTCCTGTAAATAAAAAATTTGTAGCTTGATAAACATAACCAACATGATTCATTGCCGTATCAGCATAGGAGACAACAATTCTTGGTCTTGGAAGCATAGACAAACTGTTTCCAACCAGCATTGATGCACCGTTTTTGATGCCATCATTTATGCACAATCGATTAAGTTCTAAAACCAAGTCCTTGTTTTCTTTTCCGCAAACGCCAATACATAAAGATGGACTTGCTGGAATTCCATAAGTCACAACCCCAACCAATTCTTCGTCATATAGACCAAATGCGTACATTATGTTAGGTAGTCTTTTTGCATAATGTCTTTTTAATAACCAAGGCGTAGTTTCTTCTGTCTTTATAGGAATAACTTTCATTGTTATCTTTCTAATGATTATTTTTTTATAGAGGAAAAAAAACGGGACTGACCTTTCAGCCAGCCCCGCAACTCAAAATGCCTTAAAACATTTCTTCTTCGTCGTCCACTTTCGCAGGAGCTGGTGCAACTTTAGCAACTGGAGCACCCATTGTTATCTTGCCGTCACTATCAAATGATTGCGAGCCGTCGTCCACCGCATCCATACCTGCTGGTCTCTCGATCCAGCTCGTCACATCAAAGTTAGGAATGCGTGTCGAGCCTTTTCCAATCTTCTCTAGCGTCGAGCCTTTGTACTCTATGACTGGATACTTACCCGCGTTGGCTGCTTGTCCTGCCTCGATTGCTTTCCACAGTTTTTCCAGTCCCATGTTTGGACCTGTGCCGTTTGCTGACCACTCAACAACGCCCATCTCTTTGTTGTAGAACTTGATGGAGAAACCACGCTTGTGATCTGGGCTGGGTTGAGCACCTTTCTTACCCAGCGACACATCTGGCTGCCAGTCGCGCACACCTTCTCCGAGGTGCATCCAACCTGTTTGTAAAGAGTCTGTGTCAATGACCATCTTTTTTGGTGTGAACTCTTCTTTATTTGAGTTGAGCCATGCGTTTGCACTTGGCATAAAGCGGATGTAGTTACCACCGCCAGAAGAACTAGATAAATTAAGCATTTGAGCCTTTCGAGTTTAAAAAAATGTTGCATTTATTTGCAACGGTTTGGGGGAATGATTATTGACCTAATGAGTAATCTCGCGCAAGGGTGAGACCACTACTCACTTTGCTTGTGAGCTTGTCAATTAAGTCTTTATGCTCTTTTGATAAGAGCTTTGATGCCTCAGATGGACTAATTAGTTCGCTAGAGACCAACTGATCTGCTGGGATACCAGCGTCATGTAATTGATTCTTTGCGTCTGCTTCGTCAATCCACTTACGGTATGCACGCTTTGCAGTCATCTGCCAGCCCTTGATTACTTCACCGTCCTCAATGCGTTTGACTGCATGGTCTCTGACTGCATCAATGAACTTCTCAACAAGTGGAGCGCGTTCAAGTAGGTCTGCGATCTGCTCTGGCGTGAGCGTCACCACCACAGACTTCATCTCTTCTTTAGTCATCACCGCAAGGTTTGGCGTGGCAGCAATGACCTCAAACCCTTTGCGTTGCGCAGGACAGATTGCCTTTGCTGGACACCATTGGCAACCGTCTTCTGTCGGTGTGGGTTCGGTGTCGCCCTTCTTGATTGCTTGTATTGCTGGAGTTAATCTTGTCGCTGCCCAGTCGTTTAGTTCTTTAAATGTGATCTTGTGTGTACGGGGTTCACCGTGATGCGGTTGAATGATCGACAGCTCGATGTTGCTAAATTCAATTTTTGCGTGACGCATCGCACCGATGGCGTATATCTTCATCTGGTCTGAGTCAGCGTCCACATAACCTCTGCCAGTTTTAAGGTCTGCAATGACTAGCGTTGACTTCTCGTCGTTCCATGCCACCACATCGGCAGTACCACCCAGCTCAATGTCCTTGTCCTTGTACACCGTCACATACTGCTCGACCTTGAGAGTGCCAAGTCTTAACTCCAAGTCCCTGATGTGGTTCACATGAGCTGCTGCGAAGTCTGCGTTTTGCTCTGTGATCACAATGTCCTTGACCGTCTTACCGATCCAATCGTGGGGGCTTGAGTTAGTAAGGAATGCAGTCTCAGCCACTTCGTGGATAGCAGTACCGATCTGCGCAGCCTCTCCTGCTGGTTGATACGGTATATCTGCGCACAGTCTCACAGATGCAGGACAAGAGAGCCAGCGCGTAGCTGCCGATGGGCGTAGTTTGATCATTGTTTTCCTTGCGTTTAAATAACTATCTCAACATTTTCTTTAGGCAGTATTAGACCGAAGTCATTGACAAACAAACTGCTTGTCATGTATCGATAAATATTTACCTTGCGTTTGGATGTCTCTTTCCATGTGTTCTTGTGGCTTATCCCTTGGCGCTCACCGACCTTGACCCAACCCATCTGCTTCCAAAAGAAGTTACTAGGTAAGTCGTCTGCGCAGCCACAAGAGAAGTCCTCTATGCCACGCAGATTGCCGTGAGATATGCCAGCACTAAGCAATGCTTTACCTCTGGAGATAAGCCTTGCATCTGCTTGAATACATATCTGGTTTACCTTGGAGTATTTGCCGTAGCTAAACATCACAAAGCCAACAAGATCATTGTTTTCTACACACACAAATAACTGATCATTACAAGTCGTGCTCCAACGCTTACCGCCTTTGTAGCCAGTAATCGCAGCCTCATACGCAACCTTCGGAATGAATCCAAGGCACAGACTTTCTTTCTTTGAAAGACTGACTATGTACTGCATATCATCTAATGTTGCCTTGCGGATCATTTCTCTTGTAAATTGTTATAGACCACAGCCAAATAGACCAGCGCATTGCGCATCTTCTTCGCTGAAGTCACCTCTGTTGCGTCCTTCTTTAGCCCATTGAATCACGCCATAGATTCCTAAAGCAGAAAACCTTTTAGGTCTAAACATGGGCTTACCAATCTCAACCTCTAACTCGTTGACTCTTTCAATCTCGCCAGCAGTTAAACGCAAGAAGTCTTCACGGTTAGCGTTGACACATGGATTACATTCAAGTGATCTGTGTGGCAGAACATCAAACCCAGCACGCTTGATCAGCTCGTTGCGTTCTTCATTGGTGTGCAAATATAAGGGATGCCAAAGAGTCCTACCACCATGATATTCAGAGTCATAAACAAACTCTGGCGTATCTTTTCTTGCGTGACTCTCAACCCTGCGCTTGCCCACCATAACGATTGCTTTGCAGTCTTTGTCTTCTTCGTCTATCCACTCTAAGAATGGCACGCCTTTTAGGTGAGCTGTGCAAAACTGTTGCGCATTGGCTGGAAAGCCTTTTTTTATTCTTA